ATCATCAAATTGATTTATGGTAATATCTGTCATATACCTAGAATCCTCTCCTTTTGGATATCTGAAATTGTTTGTATCCATAGGCATAATAGCTTCTAGCCATTTGTCGAATAACTGCCTTTCTTGAAATAGATTAGCACATATAAAAGTAAGTGTCATAACATCATAATTTACTCTATATGGTACTTTAAATGAAGGTCCATATATTTTCACATCTACAGTGTCTAATCTTTTTCCTGGTAACTCTGCTCCCTCACATTGTAGAGATAAATATCTAGATATACTAGCAGGTGAAGATGTAGCAGCATTTCCTGTAATATTTGACATTAAATTAGTAATAGCATCAGTAACATCTGTAAAAATTGAATTGGGAAGATTTAAAATGTTATCTAAATCGGAACTTTGTATGAAATTTCCTATACATACTGGAACTGGAATAACTACTTCGAAAAGACTGGATTTGGCTGGTCCTCCACTGTTATTCATATTAGATAAAAAGTCGTTTACTGAAAATGTCATTACTTATTCGCCTTCTTGTTTGATTGTTTCCATACATATTCTTTAGATTTCTTCTGGAATGCTTCAAATGGTAAAAAGCAACTAATTTCCCATTCATCCGCAGAAATTTCTAATGCTCTAGATTTAAAATATTTAAATAGATACCATTTTAAACATGGAGTGGCATCAGAAAATAGATTTTTACTATTAGCTAACAGTTTATATCTCATCTTTATTCTTGTGTTTTCATCAAATCTATCATCTGTGGCTATTGTATAAAGACTATCTAATAAAACCATCCTTTTCATAGGACTAATGTAATGTAAATTTAACCCCAGAAAACCAGCATCATGCCCTGTTGCCGAATCAACGGCAGGTTTATAATCTATAGGTATTACAAGAGGCATAATATCATAATATGGTAATCTTTCTTTAGTTTTAGGATCATAGAAATAAAAATACATTTTTCCTAAAGATAATTTTGATCTCGATGAAGCTATTCTAGATTTTGCTCCTAAATTTACGAATCCTAATCTTGCCCCAGAATTTAAGCGTACTTCTTTTACTTTCTTAGCTAACCACAATCTAGCTTGCCGAGATCTGGCTTGTAATCCTGTTTTTAAAAGATCTTGTTTAATCTTATCTATAAATCGTTGTTTTGCCATAATTCTATTTATAACCCCAGTTCATGTTCAGTAATTAATTTAAAAATCCAATTCTTTTCTTGACAAAATTTATCAGCAGCCGCCCATTTCTGACAATTAATGGCATATGTTGCATATTCAGATAAAAATCTCTTAGTTTTCTTTTTCTGCTTTGGTGGTTGTGTTTGTTTAAATGGTTTTATTTCTAGTAAATAAATTGATTCTGAACCATTTTTATGCTTAACACATGCTAAAATATCAGGAAAATAACGATGGACCTTATTATCTATTGGATTTATATAATTTATAGAAAATTCTTCGGATGAAAACCATAATATAGCTGGATTTTTATCTAACCATTGAAACATTTTTAATTCCCAACTACTTCTAAAAATAATCCGAGTAGAATCTCCTTTATATTTATCCTTGTTAATAATTTTATATATACCTTGATGATATTTGTGCATATAATATCTCTTGCCTACATATTATAAATAGATTAGTATAAAGAAAAGTATTTATAAAAGGAGAAGTATAGGATGTCAAGTGTGCCAGAGATAACATATACCCAAGATGCTGCTAGTGATAGTGGACCTTTGAACGCTTTGACTACATCTCCTTATGCTACCACATCATTAAGATATCCAAGCGATTTAGGGGCTACTGATAAATCTCATGTGATGACCTTCTATATACGTACAGTTACCAAGACTTCCACAAATCCTTCTAATACTACAGCAGCCCCTAATGTAACTGGAATAGGGTCATCAGCAGCCACTGCGATAAAATCGGGGTTTAACAATACAATTAATAAGATATTTCCTTCTGGTAATAATAATGGTTTAGATACTGATAATTCTTTAGGTACTAAATTATTAATAGATAATTCAATAAAAACAATTTCTGGAAGCACTAGCCAAGCGTTAAACGGGACAACAAGAACAGGGGAAAATATCAGTCTTTATATGCCTGATACTCTAGAAATGAGTTATGCCCAAAGTTATACACAATTAGCTCCTGGTAATGAGTTGGGTGGACAGGCTTTAGCTAATATAAACGCTGCTGTAGATGCTTACCAAAAAAATGGTGGATCAGAAGGTGCTGGGAAAATGGCTGCATTAAAATCGGCTCTTTCGAGTGCCGGTACAGCCGCTGGGAATAAAGGGGTGGAGGCTTTAGGAGGGGCATTAGGTTCACCGGATACAGCCAAACTCCTAAATGCTCGTTTATTTGGAATAAAAAATCCAATGCTTGAAATGATTTATTCAAGTCCACAATTTCGTGTATTCAATTTTGAATTTTTATTTTATCCGAGAGATAAGAATGAGGCACTAATAGTACAACAAATTCTTGAAAAATTTAGATACCATCAAGCACCAGAAATTTCAACAGCTTCTGTTGGTTTTTTAAAACCTCCTAGTTTATTTGATATAGAAGTTTCTTATAATGGGTCGATCAATCCTAATATACCAGCTTTTAAAACTTGTATTTTAGTTAATATGTCTGTAAATTATACTAGAAATGGATTTCAAACATATGAAGTTGCTGGGGAAGAGCCTACTCTTGGTGGTACTGGTATGTCAGTAGGAACTCAAGTCACTATGACTTTCCAAGAGATGTTAATTTTAACGAAGGCAGATTTTAAAAACACTTAAATTGAGAGGTAAATTATTATGGGTTTAATAAAAAGATTTAAAATGATATTTCAGTTAGCTATTGCGGCAATTCTTTTTTATGGCGGAAAAGAGATTATCGATGCTACTCCAAATTCTAGCGATATTACACCAACTGTATTAGGAGCCTTAATTTGTTGTATTGTTGGATTACTCTTTCTTGCATCTGTATGTTGTAATATGCCAAAAAATATGAAAAATAAAGGATAGAAATGGCAAAATTCTTCAAATATTTTCCTCAGATTTTATATACTCAGTCTAACAATTCTTCTAGTTTAGATACAGTCACTAATATAATGGCTCGTTTTGCTTTTGAAGAGGCATTGAAAAACAATTCTGCTGTATTTTATGATTATGATATTAGAGAAGGCCAGACTCCTGAAGAAATTGCTCATAAATATTATGGAAATTCGGAGTATCATTGGATAGTTTTAATGTTTAATAATATTATCGATCCATATTACGATTGGCCTATGGAAAGTTCAACATTAAATGCTTATATTAATGCTAAATATTCTGGAATAGATAATATAATTATCGTAAATGGGGGAGAGGGATATTCAAATGGATTCTTAAGTATTAGTTCTACAAATGGGGTTGGAGGTGGAGCTAATGTGAGTTATACTGTTAATTCTACTGGTGCTATAATTAATATTGTCCCAAAATCTAGAGGATCTTTTTATAATCAAGATCCAATAATAACAGCTAGTATCGGAAGTAATGCGATATTTTCTTTTAATGAAATAACCTCATATTCTGGTTTAAGTTGGGCGCAGAATATAGTTGATGTTCAGGCATATTATAAGTTAATTACTAGAGTTAGCTCGTATGATGGAACAACTATTACCGAAAAGTTTCAAATAACATCAGAAGAATACGCAAATACTGGAACTACCATAAATAATTATATGACACAAGATGGTCTTACTTCTACACAAACGATTACAACAGCTTTCGACACATTTTTTGATTATGAGTACAATTTAAATGAATCCAAGAGGAAAATAAAATTATTAAAACCAGAATATGTAGAAGAAGTAGTAAAAGAATTTAAAAATGTGATTAAATAATGTCTCTTCAAACTAATAAATCAACACAGTTTACAATTAAAGAGTTGTCTATAATTTCAAAGTCTAATGAAGTTATCGATATAAGAAGTATATTTGATGAGATTAATATATTTGATTCTTTATTTCTTCCTGTTATATCTGGAAATATACTTATAACTGATTCAACTGGATTAACTGGAAAGGTAGTGTTTGATGGTTCAGAATCTTTACTTGTTAATATAGTTAAAGATGAGAATTCCGATATTGCTATTATTAAGAAGGCTTTTAGAATATATAAACAATCTGATAAAAGAAATGAAGGTTTAAATACTCAAAGATATATTCTTCATTTTGTTTCTGATGAATTTTTATATTCTCATCAACAAAAAATAAATAAATCATATGAGATGAGTTATAGAAATGTCGTTGATAGAATATTAATAGATTTTTTAAAAGTACCAAAAAGTAAATTAGGTGGTTTATATGAAGATTCTATAGGAATTCGTCAAGTAGTTATTCCGAATCTGACTCC